TTGACGAACGTTAGAAATCAGAGTAGGGTAAGAAACTTTTCGATTATAGCACATATCGATCATGGTAAATCAACATTAGCTGATCGAATTTTAGAAAAAACAAAAGCATTAACATCAAGGGAAATGAAAGAGCAATTTCTTGATGCAATGGATCTTGAACGGGAACGTGGCATAACAATTAAATTAAATGCCGTCCAGTTAAAATATCAACGCGAAAATGATGAAGAATACTTATTCCATTTAATTGATACACCAGGACACGTCGATTTTACATATGAAGTGTCAAGAAGTCTGGCAGCATGTGAAGGGGCTATTCTAGTAGTCGATGCGGCGCAAGGTATTGAGGCTCAGACACTTGCAAATGTTTATTTAGCTCTTGATAACGATTTGGAAATTATTCCTGTTATTAATAAAATTGACCTTCCAAGTGCTGATCCTGAACGGGTGAAGCAAGAAATTACAGATGTCATCGGAATTGATGGCGATGAGGCAATCTTAGCAAGTGCGAAGTCAGGGATTGGGATTGAAGAAATACTGGAACAAATCGTTGAGCGGATTCCAGCACCAGAAGGAAATCCTGACGAACCGCTAAAAGCACTGATTTTCGACTCACTTTATGATCCATATCGCGGTGTAGTTGCATATGTGTGTATTAAAGAGGGTTCTGTCAAAGTCGGTGATAAAATCCGCATGATGGCAACAGGTAAAGAATTTGAGGTAAACGAAGTAGGTGTATTCAATCCAAAACCGATTAAACAGGATATGTTGACAGTCGGTGATGTTGGTTATTTAACAGCATCAATCAAAAATGTAGGGGATACTCGTGTTGGTGACACGATTACACTAGCAAACCGTCCCGCTGACGAAGCATTGCCAGGTTACCGCCGATTAAATCCAATGGTATTCTGTGGTTTGTATCCAGTCGATGCGGATAAATATAATGATTTAAGGGAAGCACTGGAGCGATTGGAACTGAATGACTCTTCTCTTCAATATGAAGCTGAAACTTCACAAGCATTAGGGTTTGGTTTCCGTTGCGGATTCTTAGGATTGCTTCATATGGAGATTATCCAGGAACGAATTGAACGTGAATTTGGTATAGACTTAATTACAACAGCACCTAGTGTTATTTATAAAGTAATTAAAACAGATGAAGAAGAATTAACAATTGATAATCCATCTTTTATGCCTGACAACCAATCCATCAAAGAAGTCCAGGAGCCATACGTGAAAGCATCAATTATGGTGCCAAATGACTTTGTTGGACCAGTTATGGAAATTTGCCAGAAAAAACGCGGTGAATTTGTTAATATGGATTATTTGGATGAGAACAGAGTAAGTGTAGTATACGAAATCCCGCTATCTGAAATTGTTTATGATTTCTTTGATCAGCTGAAGTCCCAGACTAAAGGGTATGCTTCGTTTGATTATGAGATGATAGGCTATAGAGTGTCCAACTTAGTGAAAATGGACATTCTGTTAAATAACGACACAATTGATGCTCTTTCTTTTATTGTCCATCGTGATTTTGCCTTTGAACGCGGAAAGCAAATTGCTGATAAATTAAAGACCTTAATCCCGAGACAGCAGTTTGAAGTACCGATCCAGGCTGCTATCGGAAATAAAATTGTGGCAAGAACCAATATAAAAGCGATGCGTAAAAACGTTTTGAGTAAATGTTATGGTGGGGATATTTCCCGTAAACGTAAATTGCTTGAGAAGCAAAAAGAAGGAAAGAAACGAATGAAAATGGTCGGTTCTGTCGAAGTTCCACAGGAAGCGTTTATGGCAGTATTGAAGATGGATGATGATTAAATCAACTTTTATGGTTGCTTTTTAGTTAGAAATGTATGATTATCCACCCAATAGCCACCGAAGGGAGGTTAAAGGGTGGAGGTTAATCATGCATTGCACTTTCAAATATATCTACTACTTCTTTTCGCATCTTTTTGGTAAGATGAGAGTAGGTATCGGTAGTTACACTCAACCGAGAATGACCAAGCCTTTCTTGGATCGCTTTTGGTTTTGCGCCACTCTCCATTAATAATGTTGCATGGGTATGTCTCAAGGAATGAAAATTAAAATCGATGGAAAGTTTATCTCTTAATTTCCTTCCGTTCCATTTGCACACATATGTGGTCACAAGATCGCCATTTTCCTTAGTGCATACGAAATCACTATCAGTATAAAATTCGCCGTATTTGAGCTTATTTCGCTTCTGACGGTTACGTTGTTTTTTTAGGATATTAATTAATGTTTGGCCTATTTCAATCTCTCGGTAAGAAGATTTAGTTTTCGGTGAACCGAATTCCCATTTTTTATTAACATTAATCAATATTTTTTCTACTTTTATCAAGCCGTTTTCTAGATCTACACAATCCCATGTAAGGGCGCAAACTTCACTAACACGCATTCCTGTATTTAATCCGATATGGAATGGAATATAAAATGGATCGTCTTCTTGCAAATAGCTAATAATCTTTTTGATTGTATCCCTAGATAAGATCTTTAAGTCCTTTTTAGTTGTTAATTTATCCTCAAATTTAGGAATTTTAACATAGTGCATCGGATTAACCTTGATCAATTGATAAGGATATACAGCTTTATCAAGTGAGTTCTTTAGCACGCTATGAAAAATAGTCATAGTCTTTCTGGAGAATCCTTCTCTAAACTTTGCATTAATAAATTTTTGACAGTTTTCTGGAGTTAAGGATCTCAATTTTTTTAAACCTAAATTTGGTTTAATGTGGTTATTTATCACTCCTCTATAGTTTTCTACTGTATTATGCTTTAAGTTTAACTCCACATGTTCATTCATCCAAAAATCTAAATAATCATGAAGCGTGGTTTCTGACGGTTCAAAAAATATACCGGTATTTTCATATTCTGCTATTGCTTGTCTTAGTATTCTTTCTGCATCAGCTTTATCTTCTGCTCCAATTGCTTTTCGCTCAATCTTTTTTCTTTTACCATCAATCTTACCTACATCAAAATAATAATACCAGTTACCATATCTTTTTCTTACTCCTCCACGCATAACTTATCCCTCCTCACTATAATCATCGATAACTTGTGTCATGCCGCTACCTGCAATCTCACCAATTAATTTGTTGTCTTCTATATAGATTCGAGAGTAGACAGGAATTTTAATCAAGTCTTGTTTGGACTGTTTCTTAATTTTGTATTTTTCTAAATTTATCAGCATGTGCATTCTCCTCTGCATAAAATGATTTATTTAGTATTTCGTGGTGAATATGAACAATTGGACTATCTCCAAGTGTGAACAAGTAGACATTTGATTCGTATGTTTCTAAGAAATCCTCTACTAAGTATTTAAGAATTTCTTCTGGAATTTTTTTGAAAGATAAATGTGACACACTAACCCTATTCTGTTTAGAAGATCGTACATGAATAACCTTGTATTCATCGTTAAGTAAATAGATTTTTAAATTGCAAGTACGACCAGCTTTTATCAATTCTATTGATTCTTTTGAATAAGCGGATGTTATCTCTTTTAAATGCAATGAAATCACTCCTATAAAAAGGAGACAGGTGATCAGCCTGTCTCATATTAAATTATTTTGCGCTAAGAAAAATTAATCTATGATTTTTTAAAATTAACTTCTAGTTCATCAGCAGATGATTTTGGGATTTTCATGATATCACCTAAAGTTAAAATTCTGTAATTTATTTTTTAATTTTCCAATAATTTTAATATTTTTATCTGTGATGGGATAAATGAATAGGTGGATAATTAGGGTTATCACTAACTAATGTAACTAAGGTTTTTAGAATAAAAAAAGCAGCGGAAAGAATCTGCTCTTTTTATTCAATTAATCTAAATTAACTACATATGTTACGACTTTACCGTGTATAAATAAATTTGAATCATCAACAGGAATGACGTTATCTGTAAATCGAGTATCAAATGAACTTGGTCTGAAAATTACACTCCCATCACTTCTATACATCCTTTTTACAGAAAATTCATTATTATGACTATAAACCACAATATCTCCATCATTAATATTTTCTATAGGATAGGGCTTAATTGCAATTAAAGATTGATGAGGAATAACTTTATTCATAGATTCGCCATTTACTTTCGTAATTATAATGTCTTGATCACCAGCCCATTTCCCCAGAATTGAATCTGGAAGAGAAATTGTTTCTATATTATCGACAGTTATTGGATCTACCATATCAGGTACTCCAGCTGATATGTGAAGTGGGAAATAATTGTATCTACTATTTGTTTCAAAGAATTTGTTTTTTTCCTCTTCTGTTATTGCTGATCTATAAACCCCAAAATAATCCGCCATTAATTGAATTTTGTCTAATCGCGGGTATCTTTCGCTATTTATCCAACTAGAAACAGTTGTTTCTGATAAACCAAGTTCTCTTGCCATATCAGTTTGTGTTTTTCCTTTAGAGTTTAATAATCTCTTTAGGTTATCAGATAGGATTTTCCTCTGTATTTGAACTGTTTTCTTATCGTTCATAGTAACCACCTCTCATAATCATAACTCCATAATACACAATAAGTGAATAAAATTCAACATTAAAATATAATAAAATTCACTTTTTGTATTGACGGTACACTATAAGTGTAGTATATTGTGTGTAACAACAGAAGAGTAGGGGGTGATTGCCGATGCCGATTCAGGTCGCATATCAGAATTACACTCTTAGTTTAAAAGCGGCTCGTGTAGAAAAAGGATATACACAAGAAGCTTTAGCTGAGAAACTAGGTATCACCAAACGAGCATACATTAGTTGGGAAAATGGAGATGTTAGACTTAAACCTTACATGCTTTACTCCATTGCCTATGTTCTGAAAATGGATGCAGACAATATTCGCGTTCCATTGGGATAATTTTTTACACAGCACTACACTTTAAGTGAAGTGCTGTGAAGAAAGGAGGAGTATCATGGCCTGTCTCTATACAATAACCGAGGTTTCAAAGTTATTAGGTGTAAACAAGAATAGAGTTTATGACTTGATTAAAGCGGGTCATTTAAAAGGATTAAAACTTGGTGCATTAAAGGTTACTTCTTTTGAATTAGAGGCTTTTTTACAAAGAAACAACGGTATGGATATGTCTGATTTAACTGAAGTGAAAAAATTACAATTCAATTAAGTGAAAGGATTTGGAATTAGTGAAAGGTTATGAAAAAATGCACGATTCAGCACAAAAGTTGTTTAACAGAGTCCATACAAAACATTTAGCAGCAATGGGAAACGATATGCGAAAAGAATACGGACTTGACCAGGTAAAAAGAGTTAAACAAAACAATCTAGAGAAATGCGTTGAGGTCTACTTCAAAAATGGCGAAATGTTTAAGTATTACACAAACGGAACCTGGGGGTGAGAGAAGTGAAAAAATTCTATTTGAAAATTCCTTATTGGGTTCCAGAAAAGATTTGGAATATATGGGTTCTAAAAATAAAAAACAGCCACGTGAGGTGCGCTCATTGTGACTGTGTGACATTAAATGCTAACTATTGTACTAATTGCGGTCAACGTTTGAAGGAGAAATAAATCCATCTAAATAATACGTGGATTCAGAACCGCATCCGTCACAAAAACAGGCATATGAAGGAAGTGGAATGCGTTCACCATTATTTCGTGACATACAATGGTCGTTAGTGCAGTAATTGGAGTCTAATTCGTATCCACAATTCATGCAAAATTCAGCCGATTCGTATTCAGGCTCAAAGCCACATTTAATACAAGTTAATTTGTCATTTGTTTGAGTCATTATATTCACCTCCTACCAAATCAGATAGGAATATTATAACAAATTAATAGAGAAAGAAGGTGAAGAAGTGAGCGAACAGAAAGAAACCTCTGCGCCAACAGAGGTAGTTTACAAGAAAAGCATTCGAGAATTTGAAAAAGTTATAAGGGATAACAATTTATCTTTCAGAAACTCAACGTCCTTATTCCGAGAAGCTAGGGCAAACGTATTTAACGGATTTTTTCCCACTCGTACAGATCTGTAGGAGTATCTAAGATAATACTATTAAATTTATCCCATTCAAAACATCCAGTTGCATGACAATAAACATTATCTGCAGCTGCAATAAAGGAAGGTGATTGAATGATCTTACATGAAGCAGTTGAAAGGGACAGGTTAAAACAGTTCGAATTAAGATTCGAGGATATTAAATCAGGAAACAACAAAGCAATTAAAGCAGCGAGATTGGCTGTTTTGCAAGATGATATGGAACAAGTTTTTAAAATTCCACTGATCGGTAAGGAATGCGCTTATGAATTTCGGAGTGATAATCCGGAAATAATGCGACTTTACCGCCAAGTAGTAAGAGAAAGGGATGTTAAACCGGATGCCATTTTTAGATAATTTCTTAGAACATGATAGACCAAAAGCTATACAACTGAAAAAGGATATTAGTTATCACTTTGAGATTGCCCAGAAATACTTAAATGAATGTAAATTGGAAAAATCATCATTACATTTTGAGCATGCTATGACAATAAATAGCGAACTTAAGAGAATGCAAGGGGTGTCAACGTGAGGGTCAGAGCGGGTTTTTGGTTATTGTTAAAACCAAAGCAAAGGTTCAGTGTGATAAATTACTACAGCAATAAAAAAGCACCTTCGGCAAAAGGCGCTTTAGTAAAGAAACAATAATTTCTACAGACTAAGTTTAACATAAAATACAAAACAATGATAGACACAGGCTTAGCTAGCCTTGTCTTAACGGCCATGAGGGTTCCTCCTAATTAAAATATGAGCGTTTCGGTCAAAATGCCATTTAACACTCGTGGTCGTTAAGATGCGGCTAGCATCAATACATAAGAATCGAGGTGAATAGAATGCCTGAATTAATGGTCGACTTAAACGATTTTGCTAATGGGGCACTTGCAGAACGATTTAATTATGAATTGCAAAAGGTTCTAGAAAATATTTCAGATCCAAACACAGATTTTAAAGCAAAGAGGAAAATGGATATTAAGCTAACTTTTGAAACAAATGAAGAAAGAGAATTAGCAAGTGTAAGTATCCAGGTTAAATCTACACCGGCACCACGTAAGAATATAGGATCCGCTATCCTAATTGACCGAGATGGTACTGGAAAAACAGTAGGAGCGGAATTAAAGTCTGGAATAAAAGGTCAGACATACTTCGATACGGCCGATGGGAATTTGAAAGAAGATACCGGTAATGTCATTGATTATCGTAAGCAAAAAGAAGGAGGAAGTAAATAATGATTAGAGAAGCAATTGAATATATCGTCGGTTTAGGGAATAGAGAAACCTTTACTGAAAATGGCCAAACTTACGTTAGTGGTGATGTTCGACTTTTGAAAGAACCGCTGCCGGCAGAAATTAAAGTCAGTACACTTTCTGCATTAGTAAATTATGCAAAATCAAGGTTTGATGGAGAAGAAAAGTTCTTGATCCATATTGTGAGTCCTACTAAAGTCAGACTTCTATCCTCACTAAATTTGGATGCTGAAAGATCAAACTGGGTAGAGGCAAATGCTTTATTACCAGATATCCCATTTGGTAGACACCTGGACATGGAAGAATTCAACATCCTTTTGCAATCTGCTTTCCTGCAGAACGAAGCCAGAGACATTCTTCTTAAAGTGGTCGGAAATGTAAAAGATGAAGATGTGAAAAATTATGGTGATGACGGAGTTTCTCAAACGGTTACTGCAAAAACAGGAGTTGCTCAAGTTGGAGATGTAGTTGTTCCTAATCCTGTAGAGCTTGCGCCATATAGAACATTTGTAGATATTGACCAACCTGAGTCAGATTTTGTATTCAGGATGAAAAAAGGACATTCTGGTCCAGCCGGTGCACTGTTTGAAGCGGATGGTGGAGCATGGAGGCTAGAAGCAATCACACTAATCAAAAACTTCTTAACTAAGAATCTAGCGGACGAAATAGAATTAGGGAATATTCATATTTTGTCATAACTGGGTAACGGTTATTCCGTTATCCCCTTAATGATAAAAGAAATATGCGAATTACATCAAAGTTTAGCTGTATTTAAAGGAGTGATTAAGTAATGTCAGATTTAAAAATCATTAATCATGCGGATCAACGTGTATTGATGACGAATCAATTAGCAGAATCTTTTGGTACCAGTTCAGACATAATCAACAGAAATTTTCAAAGGAATTCAAATCGTTATACTCATGGAAAACATTATTTTGCTTTATCAGGTGAAGAATTAAGGGAATTTAAAGGGTCCCGACAATTTGACGCCACCCTGAAATATACTTCTGTATTATACCTTTGGACTGAGAAGGGCGCCTGGCTACATGCAAAGTCACTTAACACAAATCGAGCATGGGATGCTTATGAAATGTTGGTCGATGATTATTATAACGTGAAAGAGAATTTGCCACAGGCGCCGCAATCCTTGGAATTAGCACTTCAAGCAGCGCTGGAACACGAAAGGGAAATAAAAACCATTAAGTCAGATGTCAAATACTTAAAAGGTAGCATGCGAATTGATTCTTTACAACAGCAGGAAATTCAAGAAGCGGCAAAATATTCAGTAGTACAAGCACTAGGTGGTGGGGATTCGAAAGCTTACGAAGACTTAAGTAAGAAAGTATTCTCTGCATTTTGGAAAGAATTTAAGAAACATTTCAAAGTACCGAGGTATGGAGATGTTCCCAAGGTGAAATTTGATGAAGCAATACGGTTTATAGAACTTTGGCGACCATCAACCTCATTACAGATAGAAATAGATCAAGCAAATAGTCAAATGGCAATGTAATAACAACATGAATTGATAGTCGCAAATGCGTAGGGTGATGTTACAGCATCTCCCTACGCCATAATTATACACTAAAAATCTCAAAATGAACAAGAGAGGGATATATGATGGCTAAATTTAGAATGGTACACACAGAGTTTTGGAATGATCCAAGAGTCGTCGAGGAATTCACACCTGAAGACAAATTCTTTTATTTATATTTACTTACTAACTCGAAAACAACACAAATAGGAATCTATCAAATTACTAAGAAGCAAATTGCATTTGATATGGGTTATTCAATGGAAACAGTCCATGCATTAGTTGATCGATTTACAAACTACCATGAGATTATTGCCTACAATCCGGATACGAGGGAGTTGGCCATAAAAAATTGGGGCAAATACAACCTAAATAGAGGTGGCAAGCCGGTATTGGACTGTGTGAAATCGGAGTTGAAAGAAGTAAAAGATAAAGAACTTATTAACTTTGTTGGGGCACGAATCGAAAAAAAAGAGATAAAAGCTATTTACGATTCGTACAACGATACGTTAAACGATTCGGTTTCAGATAATGGTGAAAATTTCAGTGATACCAAGGGTATCAAGGTTTCTTACGATACGTCAGACGATACGACAACGATAAGTGGGCAAGAAAAAGAAGAAGAAGAAGAAAAAGAAGAAGAAAAAGAAGAACAACAACAAAAAGAAAAACAAGTCAGTCGTAGTAGTCAAAATCCATTTACATTTTATGAACAAAATTTTGGGATGTTAGCACCTTTCATAGCTGAAGACATTTCTATGTGGATAGATGATTTAAACGAAGAATTAGTAATTAAAGCACTAGAGATAGCTCTTGAAAACCAAAAGCCTTGGAAATATGCAAAATCTATTCTGAAGGCTTGGTTAACGAAAAATGTAAAAACAATTAATGACGTTAAGGCACTAGAAGTAGAATTCCAAAAGCAGCAAGGAAGAAAATTCGGTAAGCCGTTAAATGACGACATTACTCCTGAATGGTATGAGAAACAAAAAGAGGAGCGTAAGTTAGAACAAAAACAAGAAAAATCCCAAGAAGAAATGCAAAAGGAAGCAGCAGAAGCAGATCGGATGTTAAAAGAATACTTATCAAAAAATGCATAGCAAGGATGTGCTCTGTTATGAAATGTGAAGAGTGTAAGGAAAAGCAAGCAGTATTCTGGGGTGAAAAATTCTGTTGGGAATGCTATACGAAATTATATGATAACCAGGGTGATCAATATGACAAAAATAGGAGAATATTTACCTTACTCAAAACAGCAGCAAGTCGGAAGAAAAAGAAAGAAGCAAAATCGGGACTTCAGCCCAAAGGTTAAGAAAGAGATATTTGAACGTGATCAATGGCGATGTGTTAAATGTGGCTCCTATTACTTAGAAGAGGTACCACACCATATTATTTTTAAATCACAAGGTGGATCTGGTGAAAAGCGGAATGGTGCAGCAGTATGTATCAATTGCCATAGATCCGCTCATAGGAAAGATGAAGTTAGACGGTGGTTTGAAAATTGGCGTGATAAATACCTTGATCAGAATGGGGATTTACTATGAATAGCTATATTTGTCCATTATGTGGAGAAGAAATGAAACATTGGAATCAAGGAATATATGAGTGTCCGGATTGCGGAAATATGATGGATGGCGATGATTTGGAGGAAATATTGGATTTTTAGAAGGGTCGATGAAGTAGGTGAGTATTTTGAAATATAAGGAACTACAAATCATTAAACATTCATTACAACATTACATCAAAAGACCTGACGCTACTCAAAAGGACATTAAAACAGAAAAACGATTACTTGAAAAAGTCACACTTGAGGTAGATGAAATGAAAGAAAGATATGAAATAAGCTAATCAATTACTAGAAAAGCATGCTTAATACACCAAAATCTTGAGTTATTGGAGGTATCGGAATGAACCAAATACCAGTAATAGCATTTAAAAATAAATCGAAAGAAGATCGATATCTAGCAAATGGACCAGATGCAGGTGACTGGTCGGATGAAGAATTAGATGTGCTAATTGATGATATACAGAATGCTTTTCTAATTTGGAGGATCGATAAGACAAAACCCACACAAGAGGATTTGGAAAACATCATCAAGGAATCAAGAGAGCATAAGCAGAACATGATTGAAAGATTTGGAGATGCCGCACTAATTAGTTATGACGTAGAAAAATGGCTGGAAGATTATGAGCCTGCATGGATAGAAATCACGAAAGAACAATTTGAAGCAAGTAAGGAGTGGAACTAATGGACCACAGCATTAAAAACAGTAGGAATCGAGGCTAGGTAAATGTCTGCACTTGAAGAAATTATGAAAATATCTAGTAAACTACCATTTGTTATTCTTCAGGACATCAACCAACGTATTGGTGATTGGTTAGCAAGCGGTGGTAAAGAAGATGACCCGTATATTGAGCAACAACTAAGATTTGCACAAAATGTATTGGAGGCATCCAAATGACCAAAAAACAACGCAAGCGGCTAAAAAGAAACTTGAAACGACTAAAAAAGGAACGGCTAAAGAGAGCCTGGAGAAATTTGTTTAAGGATATCTGAGGTGGTGTCAATGAATAAAGGCAAGAAGTTGAATCGAATGAAAATCTTTTATGAGATTGGAGATATCCAGGACAAGCACTGTAATAATTGCACCATAAAGAAAAGTGGAAACAATAACCATGAATGTGAAGGATGTTCCGCTTATGAAAGATTAAGAGAATTAGGATCCCACCTTGAGAATATATCAGGAGGAAAAAAGATGCCTGACCATATAAAACTTGAAGATCTAAAAAGTATTGACATTAATCTCATTGCAAAATTAAAAGAATATGGAATTACTTACGGACAGATGGCAAAACAATTAGGAATGAATTATCAGAAATTTATCAACGCAAAAAATGAAAAGTCAAACTCTCAAAAAGTCATAAAAAGTAAGGAGAAGACTATGGCAACTAAAAATAATTCAGAACTTGAGCAAGTAATGCAACAATTAAAAGATGACCTGAAAACATATAAAGAATCTGCTGGTGGGAGTAAAGAGTTAGCAGAGAAATATAAATTAGCTGCGGAGAAATGGGAAGAAGAATTTCACTCTGCAAATAGCCAACTGAAGCAAAATGAAAAATTACTGAGTGATGCGCAAGAGCAAGTGGATTATACAAAAAGACAACTGGAAGAAATAGAACAGATAGCAGATGAAAAGAAAGAGATTGCTGCTCAGCTTCATAAAGATGTCACCAGACTATTAGACTTGAAAGAAATGCATGAAAAGCGGATCCAACAACAGGATAAACACATTGAGCAGTTAGAAACCATGTTGATTCGATATATTCACATAAAAAATACTGATGGCATCGAGAGTTTGATTATTTAATACTCCAAATAAACATTGTTCGTCTTTGGATCCTTATTTAGTGGTTAGGATCCTATCCAATGTTCGTGAATTTTAAAGAAAGCAGGTGGTCTAAATAAAGCTTCAACTGGATTTATTTAGAGAGATAATAGTGGATAACTTCGCGGGTGGAGGCGGGGCATCAACAGGGATTGAATTGGCAACGGGTCTAAATGTCGATGTAGCGATTAATCATGATCCAGCTGCAATTGCAATGCATAAGGCCAACCATCCGAATACAGAGCATTACTGTGAATCGGTGTGGGATATAGATCCTAAAGAAGTTGTCAAAGGTAGAAAAGTCGGGCTTTGTTGGTTATCTCCTGACTGTAAGCATTTTAGTAAAGCAAAAGGTGGAAAACCTGTCGATAAAACCATAAGAGGACTAGCATGGATAGCTGTAAACTGGGCAATTAAAGTAAGGCCGAGAGTAATCATGCTTGAGAATGTAGAGGAATTCAAAACATGGGGTCCATTGAAACGGAATGATAAAGGTGAATTTGTTCCGGATCCGGATAAAAAAGGGATGACATTTCAATCATTCATGAAATCGTTGCAGGCATTAGGTTATGAAGTGGAAACGAAAGAGTTAAAAGCTTGTGATTTCGGTGCTCCTACTACAAGAAAGAGATTGTTTCTGATTGCCAGATGCGACGGACAACCAATTTCCTGGCCGGAACCAACACATGGAGATACAAATGAGTTAAATGTTCAACTAGGGATTAAAAAGCCTTATCGAACAGCTGCAGAAATTATTGACTGGTCTATTAACGCCCCAAGCATCTTTGAAAGAAAAAAACCATTAGCAGAAAATACTATGCGGAGAATAGCAAGAGGGATCCAGCGTTTTGTCGTAAATGATCCGAATCCCTATATAGTTAGAATCGGACAAACTGGTTTCGGTAAAGACAGATTGCAATACAAAGCGGATCATCCGCTAACTACAATTACCACTAAAGCGGAACATTGCCTTGTCACACCTTTTCTATCTACCTACTATACAGAAACAACGGAAAACGGAGTGAGAGGACAGAGTATTAAGCAACCTATAGCAACCATACCGACAGCAAATCGCTTTGGGTTAATCTCTGCATTTATAGCAAAGAATTATGGGGGGAATTATAATGGTCCTGGTATCGCTATAAATGGTCCGCTACATACCATCACAGTAAAGGATCATCATTCGTTAGTTCAAGCATTCCTCATGAAATATTATGGATCGGATACTGGGCAATCTCTAAACGGTCCGCTTCATACAGTTACTACAAAAGATCGATTTGGACTAGTAACTGTAGCGGGACAAGATTATCGAATTGTGGATATCGGAATGAGGATGTTGCAGCCACATGAATTATTTAAGGCGCAAGGGTTTCCAGACGAATATATCATCGATCGAGATCACAAAGGGAACAAATATCCTAAAACCCAACAAGTAGCTAGGTGTGGTAATTCCGTGCCACCACCATTTGCAGAAGCTCTCGTAAGATCTAATTTGCCGGAGTTATGCGTGAAAAGTTACAAATACAAAGCAGCACAGTAATTACAGGGAGGGGAAAGTATGGTATCGACACAAAAATTAGCAAGTGCTTACAGCTTTTTAATTAAAATTCAATCTTCAAGCAGCCCAATTGTCTCAAAAGAAGCGGTAATTCAACATATGAGTTCTTTAATTAATCATATTGAAAGTAATGAAGACCTGAAATCTTACAAGGATCAGAGGGGGAATGATCGTGAATAGGTTGGAGGAAATAAAAGATAAACTTACAAGAAAATATCCTGTTCGTAAATCAAAAAAACTATTAGATCATGATGATGTAAGATATCTAATTCGACAAGCAGAAAACGCTGAAACTTGGAAAGAACAAATAAAAGTAACGCAAAATCGCAATGAGCGATTAGAACAACAAAACAACCAGTACAGGGAATTTGCCCATACAATCCGATTAATTTTAGAGTCACCATTCACAGATTTTGACGACCTGCACAATGAAATAAAAAAGCATTTAGAAGCATTGGAGGAAAATGAATGAACTGGCAAATGCTCTTTGAAATACAAGCTGGACTAGATCATCACATTATCGAAAATAAAGAATTAGAAGGAGAGTACTTATTAGATAAAAAAATGCTAGCGTTGAGAGTGGAATTAGGAGAACTAGCAAATGAATTGCCAGAGGTTTTTAAATACTGGAGTAACAAGAAAAATAATTATGATAATGCTCTCGAAGAGTACATTGATGGATTACACCTTATATTGAGTATAGGACTAGAATTAGGTATTCATCATAATGATATTGTAATAGAGAATGATTTGACTGGGGAAACCACAACTGAAACCTTTAACATACTATATTCATATATATCTACATTAAGATCATACTTAGATGTTAATTTACCAGCAACGATAACAAATAAAGATGTTAAATGTGCATTTAATGAATTAATAGAGTGTTTTGTAGGGTTAGGCGAGAAAGACCTAAGATTTACGTGGGAACAGATCGAAAAATCATACATGCTTAAGAATGTAGAAAACCACAAGCGTCAGATGCAGGGTTATTGATGAAAATGAAGTTTAATAGGAGCGCTTCAAATGGACGTAAATAAAAGAGAATCTATCATCCAACAATTGTCTTTAGTAAGTGGTTATAGTCAAGAATACTTTAGGAAACTATCAGATAGGCAATTAAGAAAGGAAATGGAGCGATACTATGGCCAAGACCATTGAACAAAAAGTTGATGAAAATCTTATGGAGATAAAACGATATCAACAAAAAATCAATCGGTTACCTAATGAAGAAAAAGTATCGCGTATCTATTTATTGGCCAAACAGTTAGTATTTATTGGACGATTAGCTAGTATTTTCGGTGAGGAATATAAACAAATATATGCATATAGAAAACGTGTATACAATGAAACATACTTAACTGCCGCGAAACATCGATCTGCTACTGCAGAATTAGCGGTAGTAGATATTAGGCAGCAAGAAGCGGAAGCCTTTGGGAATTTTAAACGATGGTCCAATGCTTTTACGAGAACCAGAGAAGAAATCAATGCTCTAAAATATAAAGTAAAAATCGATATACAAGATGGATCAAGTCATGAGAATTATTAGGGAGTTGGTTTCGTGAATAAAACCTTAAACATAAAAAAGACCACATTTAAACACATTGAAGCGGAATGGTACAACTACCATTGGACCTTAAAAGAAATTGCGCAACTGAGGGAAGAGATAATGAATCCTCCAGTAGAGATCGAAGAAGATATAAATATTGTAAAAGGGGCTAATTCTGTGAGGCAGCCTGGTGATCCAACTAGTAGATTAGCTATGAATATAGTAGCAAGTAAGCAGTTGCAACATATGGATAGCATTGTTAGATCAATAGAATCAGTATACAATGCCTTACCAGATGACTATAAAAAATTAGTAAGAATTCGATATTGGAGAAGAGACAGACGATTGACATGGGATGGTATTGCAGGAGAATTAAACGTGAGTAAGCGACAAGCCATGCGGTGGAGAGATGAAATAATACAGGCAACGATTGAACTTTTAGGCTGGAGATAAAAGATGTCACTTTCATGTCACTTTTTGCCTTTAAAAACGTGTTATTATGCTAATATGAAATTCCATAAAAATTCCCCTTTTTAAAGCACTCACTTTTCGTGGGTGCTTTTTATTTTGCAGGAAAGTAAGTGATCAAGGATGAAAATATCTGATCGACTATCAAAAAAACAAATAGAAAAGTTAAATCAAATTAAAGATAACAACCTGACTAGAAAAGACTGGATTGAGATGATGGGTGTTAATCGGGATACTTATAAAAGGGTAAGAGGGAAAATTAAAAGTAGAAGAAAATAGAAAGTCTCATGTTGTCTCTCTTTTTGGAGATAAGCGAAATAAAGAGTTAAAATTCTAGAAGATTATGCAGGAATGAAATGATTTATGTCGAATATCATAGAAAAGGAGGTGATAGTGTGAAGGTTAGCTTTGTTAACGAACTGGGAAATGATATTCATGTTTTCGAAACTGATGATTTATCTGGAATTATAGCTGCAGTTAAAGAAAGTTCAGCAATGATTTTTAATCATGATCCTTTTTATGAATATGATGAAATGAGAATCAATCATTATGAAGAGGATGGGAAAATAGTTCAAGAACTAATTGTCTATTTTAAAGATTTTAGAGATGAATCAGACTAACAGAAAGATTAGGAAAGACATCTTAGAGGGTGATTAGTTGAAGGTGAATGAAATGAATAAATATCAAGTTACTGAGAGAATGAAGATGCTTAAGAAATTAATCAACAGTCCCGATACAAATATACACATAAATGGTGGCGGTGCCGACATATATGAAGAGATCAACAACCCGCCAACTGATAAGGATGGATTTGTCCACAAGTATTATCTTCAGGAAACAACTAAAGGTTTAATTGAAGTCCTTATAGAAAAAGAAAGATAGTTATTTGAGACTTAATAAAGTTTCATTTACTAATAGTGGAAGGGATTCCTCTTCTTTTGTCGAATTAATTAGGAGAGAAGGGGGTGATAATTTGGAAAAGTTTAGGGTGACATTTGAAATGATTAATGGCCAAAATCATTTCTATGAAGTGGAAAGTACTACAGAAAAAGTATATGAATTACTTAATAATAGTCCTGATGGTTGGATACAGTTAAAAGAAAGTGGAGAAACACACTATATTAAAGCTGATTCAATAGCAAGGGCTAGAGTCATATCAGAGTCAGACTACAATAAGATCGAACAGCAAAAACAAGAAGAGAATTTCAAAGCACTGAATAATTATGGATTTTAGCACCTGCTGAGGTGCTTTTTTTATGTTTCAAAATTGGGAGTAGAGATTCCTAGTTATTCAAAGATGATGATGGGTCCTTCTGACGGGGGTGCCCCTATGCGGGGCTGGCGACGCCCGAGAATCACCCCGGTTTGAATAAAAATTTTTACTTCGGAACTTCGGAAATGAGGTGATAAAAGTGGATGGTTATAAAGTGCTAGATAACGAAGTTGTTGTCTCTACAAAAGCGCTTTGTGATTTATTGGAAATAAGCGATAGAACCTTGACAGACTGGAAACGACAAGGATTAACACAACATAGTCGTGGATGGTGGGATTTAAAAAAAGTGCTGAAATGGAGAGGGTTAATTTCTCATTCAGATTCCGAAGTAGACAAATCGATCAATCTACAGAAAAAGAAACTAGAAGCAGAAATCGCTTTTAAAGAAGCTCAATCAGATCTTTCTCGATTGAAAGCAGATATTGCTGAAGGAAAATATCTAGAAAAAGAAATCGTGGAATTAGAGCTTTCACGTTTTTTTGCTGTTTTCAAAAAATCATCTATGGCACTTTCACGAAAACTGGCAGGTGAAGTCAGTTCCTATGTTGATCCTTTAGAAGCTAGACGAATTGAAAAATCACTATCAGAGATTATTAACAATGCTTTGGAACAGATGAGTGTGGACGGTGTGTATTATGCCAAAAAGAAAAAAGTATGAATGGCCATCATTTATAGTAAACACTCTTCGCCATTTAAGACCTCCAGAAAAGTTATTGGTGAGTGAATGGGCAGAGAAACATCGATACTTAGATAGCAAGACGTCAGCCATGCCTGGTCCATGGAATAACGGTATTACGCCATATCTGAATGACATCATGGATGAATTTAACAATCCGGATACGGAAGAAATTGTATTCGTGAAACCAACACAAGTTGGCGGATCAGAAGCGCTTAATAATATGGTAGGCTATGTCGTTATGCAAGATCCCAGCCCAGTAATGATTGTGTATCCAACAGATGATTTGGCCGAGTTTATTTCGGAAAATCGGGTTCAACCTATGTTCAATTTATCCCCTGGTTTAAGAGATAAGTTTAATAAACGGCAATCGAGTCGCAAGGATCTGCAGTGCGATGGAATGTTCATCAGTTTGGATGGTGCTAATTCGCCTTCTGGGTTGTCAAGTAAGGCCATTCGTTATTTGTTTCTAGATGAGGTGGATAAATATCCAGGTGCTAGTAAAAAAGAAGCTGATCCGATCAAGCTTGCTCGTGAAAGGACCAAGACTTTCACTACCAATAAAAAGATATTTATGACCTCTACACCAACCTTAAAGAGCGGTCATATATGGCAGGCGAAAGAAAAAGCGGATATCGTGAAACACTACAAAGTACCATGCCCTCATTGCGGCGATTATATTGAACTCAAGTTCCAACAAATTAAATGGCCAAAAAAAGATGGGATGAGTTATGCTGATCGAGCTGAATTTGCCAACTATGTTTGCCAAGAGTGTGGCTGTATTATTACTGATCAACATAAGCCTCAGATGTTGAGATATGGAAAATGGGAAGTCGTTGAGCAACGAACCCAATTCCCAAGAAAAGTGGCTTATTGGATGAATACTTTATATTCTCCATTCGTACGGTTTGGAGAAATCGCAAAAGAGTTTCTTGCTTCTAAAGACGATCCAGAGCAGCACCAAAACTTTGTCAACTCTTGGCTTGCAGAGCCTTGGGAAGACACTAAGCTAAAAACCAATGCTGATTTAGTTTTGGAGAGACAGTCCGATTATGAAGAATTTGAAGTACCTGATTGGGCAGTAATGTTAACTGGAGGTGTGGATGTACAGGAAACGAGTCTGTATTGGACCATACGCGCATGGGGGCCATATTTAACCAGTCAAAATATTGCTCATGGCCAAGTGTTAAGCTTTCAGGAAATTGAAAAAGTAATGAATGCGGAATACCAGAAAAGGAATGGCGAAACACTTATGGTCAATTTATGCGGCTTGGATTCAGGGGATCAAACGGATGCTGTTTATGAATTTTGTTCTATAAATAGTGAATGGGCTATACCTGTTAAAGGGGTGGCGACAAGTTATGCTCACTTTAAAATAAGCACGATTAATAGAGCCACTTCAAGCGCTCATGGTACCAGACTTTTATTGGTAGATGGCGGTAAGTATAAGGATATGATTGCTTCCAGAATGAGAAAGCCAAATGGACAAGGTTCCTGGATGGTCTATAAGGATTGCGATCGTGAATATGCGGAACAGGTGACAGCGGAACATAAGGTGAACAGCAAAACAAGTGGCGGTCGAACTACTCAAGTTTGGATACCAAAAACAAGTCATGCGGATAACCATTATTTAGATACCGAGGTTTACGCAATGGCTGCTGCAGATGTTCTTCATGTACGTAATATTCACCTAATGCAAGAAGAAGAAGAAACTTCGAATGAACCGGCTGTCCAATCAAATGAACAGGCCATGCAATTTAATAATTCTTGGTTAAAAAACAATAACTGGTTATAAGGGAGGGTGATCACCTATGGTAACACTTCAAGAGCAACTGAAACAAATCACTGAAGCTATTACTGCAATTGAGATTGGTGGCCAAGAATATCAATTAGGTTCCATGCGTTTAAAGCGAGCCGATTTATCTTTGTTGTATAAGAGGCGAAAAGAGTTAGAAGGACAGATTCAAGCAGAGCAAAACGGAAACGAACTATTGTCGAACACGTTTGTCAGTGTTTTCGATAGGAGGTAATATTTTGGAATGGCTGGAAAAAACCATAGCTGCCATATCTCCTAAATGGGCTTATCAAAGGAAGGCATGGGAGAAAGGTTATGAAGAAATAAGAAATTATGATGCTGGTACCGATGATCGACTCAATGCCGGTTGGAGAACAGTTAATGCTACTGCAGATCAAACAGATAGCGTCTACCGGGATACCATCCGGGCAAGAGCAAGGGATTTAGAAAGAAATTCGGATATGCAAGAGAGTATTATTGGAGCATTCGAACGAAATGTGGTTGGTACCGGTTTTAAACTGCAAGCAAAAACATCAGATGAAACCTTGAACACAAAAATTGAAGATCTGTGGAAAGAATGGTGTAAACCTCGAAATTGCGATGTGACCTACCAACAAAGTTTTTCAGAGTTGTGCCAAATGGCTATTCGGAGAAAGAAAATAGATGGTGGAATTATCTTCGTCAAACGGTACACTCAAGGTGGTGTTCTTCCATTTACATTACAAGTGAGAGAAGTGGATGATTTAGATACCATGCAGGCTAGCAGGAAAAATGTAAGGATTGTCAATGGTATTGAGTACAACGAGTATAATCGCCCCATCGCTTATTATTTTAAAACGTATGACATTCATGGCTTGTATTCTGGTAAATCAGAACGTATAAAAGCCGATGATGTCATTTTTTTATGGGATAAAAAGAGACCTTCTCAAATTAGAGAAATGTCAGAAATGTCTCCTACTATTACGAGAATCAAAGATGTTAATTCCTATATGGAAGCGGTCAGTGTGAAAGAAAGAGTGGCAGCTTGTTTATCTGTTTTTGTAACGAAAATGACGCCAGGTGGGGGAAATGGCTTCGGTAGACAAAACAACACATCTAATCATTCTTATCAAGGAAAGACACTAAGTCCAGGAATGATCATGGAAATGAATCCAGGGGAAGATGTGAAAGTGGTCAATCCACCAGCCCAAGGTTCCAGTGCTGCCGACTTTGTGAGACTGCAGCAACGGTTAACGGGAAGTGGTCAAGGAATATCATACGAAGCAATTGCTCGTGATATGTCCCAAGTCAATTACAGCAGCGCCCGTCAAGGCTTACTGGAAGACCAGAAAACGTATGCCATGGAGCAACAGTATATGATTCAACATTTATTAACCGAAGTCTATGAAACCTTTTTAATTTCTGCTGTGTTAAGTGGTGCTGTCCAGGTCCAACATTTCTGGAATAAGAAAAAAGAATACATGAAACATAGTTGGACACCACCAGGACAAAAATGGATTGATCCATTGAAAGAAGCGAATGCCAATAAAGTGTCTTTAGAAACCAATCAATTAACACTTGCAGAAATAGCAGCAGCTGCCGGTTCTGACTGGAAAGATGTAGTGGAGCAAAGAGCAAGAGAATTAGAATACATGAAGTTAAAGGGGGTGATAAAAGATGACGAAGCGTAAAACGATCGAATTAAGTCGCGACACGACAATTAATGCAAAAGCTATCGATGATGAAAAGAGGCAAGTAGAATTAAGCTTTTCAAGCGAAGAACCATATGATCGATGGTTCGGACCAGAAATACTAAGCCATAACGATGGGGCTTGTGATTTAACACGGTTAAACGAAATTGGCTGTCTACTTTATAACCACTCGAGGGATAAAGTAATTGGTAGAATTGATAAAGCCTGGGTGGAAAATGGTCGTGGCCTTGCTCTTGTAACTTTTGATGAGGATGAAGCAAGTGAAGTGATTTATCAAAAAGTGAAAAACAAGACTCTAAAAGGTGTTAGTGTAGGGTACCGAGTAGACAGCTGGGAAGAAGTCGGATCCGGGAAGACCTCAAGCGATGGTCGTTTCAAAGGACCATGTAATATTGCTCTAAAGTGGTTGCCACTCGAAATCTCCATTGTATCCATTCCAGCTGATGCAAGTGTAGGAGTGGGACGAGAAATGGAAAGTGGATTGCCCTTTCAAAAACAAACCAGCTCCCAACCAAAATCAATTTATTTTAAACAAATTCAATTAAATGAAAATTATGTAGGAGGACGAAACGAATGAATCTAAGAGAATTACTTGATAGACAAAGAGAAATTGTAGAAGCTGCAAAGGCGGAACAGAGAGATTTAAACGAACAAGAGCAGCGTGAGTTTGATCAATTGCAAGAAAAAATTAATGCCATTCGAGAGAATGAAAAGAATCAAGCGCGTGACGATACTAACATTTTGAAGACTGCTGATCCAATTCAAGACACTAGTGATCTGGTAAAACAAGCGATGGATACGGAAAGACAACGAACGGCAGATATCACCAATCTCTGCAGACACTTTGACTTAGAACCTGATGAGTATATTAAAGATGGTAAATCAGTAGAAGATGTACGTGCTGCCATTATAGAGAAACAAATGAAAAATGGAAGACCATCCAGCGTGGGAATTATCCAGGATGAAGGAGATAAATTCCGTGATGCTGCCAGAGATGGATTAGCCTTACGTATTGGTTTGGATATTGAAAAACCAGCAGAAGGTGCGAAAGATTTACGAGGTTTATCTTTAAAAGAAATGGCCAAAGAAACGTTACGGTTAGAAGGAATCCCAAATGCTGCCCGATTAAGTGATGATGAAATTTTACGTCAATATTTAACGCCTACCAGTCTTTTTACGGGCATCATGGATCAAACAGCACGTACAGTATTTGAAAAAGCTTATACAGATGCAGAAACTACGTATCAATTGTGGACGAAGCGAGGAACACTGAAAGATTTCCGACCAACGAAAACGTATCAAGTGGGAACTGCAGGCGAGCTATTGGAAGTTCCTCAAAACGGGGAATTAAAGCACGACATGGTTAATGCGGAAGAAGGTCCACAACGTCAATTATTGACATTTGGCCGTCAATTCTCTATGTCTAGACAAGCATTTATTAATGATGATGTAGATTTTATTTCTACGATTCCTGCCCTATATGCACAATCAGCGCGATTAGGTATCAACCGTTTAGTATATCAGTTACTAGCGAAAAATCCTGCTATTTGGGATGGAAAAACATTGTTCCATACAGAGCATAACAATATCGCTGCTGTATCATCTGTACCTACTGTGGAAGCACTATCTGATATGCGAATTAAAATGAGAAACCAAAAGGCAGCTGGTGGACAAGTAAAATTAAACATTCCATCTAAATTTATGATTGTGCCAACAGCATTGGAAACAAAGGCCGGGCAATTTATTGGTTCGAATGTGGATCCCGATCAAACTAATCCAAATATCAAGAACCCATTCTTTAATAGCCTGCAGATTGTGAGTGATGCAGAGTTAGATGATGCGACTGGAAACGGAGCAAAAGAATGGTATATTACAGCTGATAAATTAAGAAGTCCTATTCAAGTGGACTTTTTGAATGGGGTAGATATGCCAACCATCGTGATGAAGCAACCTCCTGCAGGTCAGTTAGGTTATATGTGGGACATTTATATTGACTATGGTGTAACAATCGTAGATTACAAGACAGTTGTTAAAAATAACGGTCAATAATAGAAAGGGAGAATAGCTTATGTTAAATAATCCTCAAGCAAATTATGTACAGCGTGGAGAGTCCATTGACTTTACGAATAACGGCTCTTCAGATATTAAAGCAAATGACGTCGTAGCGCTTGCTAATCGAATCGGGGTAGCAGGTTGTGATATTCCTGTTGGAGCAACCGGAAGTATTAACGTCTTAGGTGTTTATGACATGCCAGCCGATACAGCAACAGAGTTCGCTGTTGGAGAAGAAGTGTACTGGGATGGATCGAAGTTAACAGCAACTGCAACCGATAATACACCAGCTGGTTGGGTAGTCATGGCGAAACCGGCAGCAACTACCATCGCCCGCGTGAAAATCGGGTAGGTGATAGGAATGATCATTCTGGAAGCAGTGAAACCTATTTTTATGAATGGCAGAGTGATTGAGCCTGGTAATATTTTCTCTTGTGATCCGATTTTTGCAAAAAAATTAGTCCATAGTAAATCGGCTAACATTCAAAACAAAACAAGCCCAACTTCTATGACAAAATCTTATTTAGAAAGTAAAACCAGAGAAGAATTATTCGCGATTATTAAGAAACAAAAAATTGATGGAATTAATGAATCTGCTAGAAAACCGGCTATGATAGAAGCTATTCTGAAAGAAGAGTCTAAAAATGAACTTTAAAGATCAACTCAAGAAGGATTTGGATATCTTTATTAATCCCAAAGAATTTGCTGATTTCCATCGTTTAGATGGTATAGAAATGCCTGTCGTCATAGATGAATTTACAATGGATGAATTTTCTGGTCCTCAAAAACTCGAAAGTGCTATGGAAGGTATCTACCAATCCACCAAGACGATCTATGTGAAGTCTGCTGCCTATTCTAAACCCAAAGTGGGTTATCGTCTGCAATTAGACGAAGAAGATTATGAAGTGATTGGTGTGTCAGAAAATATGGGCATGTTGAAGATTGATCTATCTTCTTATGAAAGTTAGGTGTCGATATGGCCATTGATATTACGATTCCTCAATTAGAAAAAATTGAAAAACAGTTGATAGATACACCAAAGAGAATGCCAATGGTTGTTGCTCGGTCTATTAACCGGGCAGCAGAATCAGCCCGAACCCAAGGCTCAAAATTTGTCCGGGAAACGTACCGAATCAAAAACCGTTCGGCACTCGACAAAATAAAAATTAAAAAAGCATTTCCTTCTGAGTTGATGGCCGATATCAATGTTAACGGTAGAACCTTATCCGTTAGTAATTTTCATGTAAGAGCTAATCAACCTTTTCCAAATCGTGGAAGATATGCAACAGTTCGTGTAAAAAAAGGGTCAGGTGGTAAAGTACCTGGTTCTTTTGTTTTAACCACGAGTAGTGGATATACGAATGTATTTACAAGAGTTTCTAAAGCCCGTTATCCATTAAAGAGTTTGCATGGTCCATCCTTACCGCAAATGCTAGGTGGAGAAGAAGGGATTGAAGTAATGGAAAGCAAAGCAACAGAAGTATTAGATCAGCGGTTAGATCATGAAATCAACCGATTGTTAGGTGATAAATAATGACTCCTATTTTGTTAGTAGATGCTTTAGTAAAAAGGATAAAACAAATTGTCCATGATTTTGATTTAGAAACGAAAAAAGATGACCTTACCAAAACACCAGAAGTTTATGCTGGCTACCTTCCTCCAAAATTGAAATCCAGAGAGGAAGATGACTTTCCTTATATTCTGGTCCGTTTCCTTACCGAGTCGGATAACGAGAATGATGTAGCCAGTATTCGACTGATCATAGGAACTTTTAGTGAAGATGAACAGGACGGCTGGCGAGATCCGTTGAATATTGCAACGAGGATCAAAATCGCGTTAAAAAAGTCGCCGGCTCTCGATTCCTTTTCTCTTAGAGACCGAATCAAAATAGAATTATTTGAGGAACAACCATATCCTTACTGGTTTGCCATGATGGATATGGATTTTGACATGCCTCAAGTACAATTAGATTGGAGTGAGAATGGCCTTGACTACTAGAACAAAAAAAGTGGAAGAAAAAGAGCCAGAGGAAAAAGAAGAAGTGGAAAATATGGCTGAAATAGAGGAAGAGAACATGGAAACAGTTTCTAATAAAGAGACTGTTTTTATTTATGTGGGCCCAACCACAAACTCAGTAGCGCAATTTACTGTATTTAAAAATGGTTATCCCATTCAAATGAAAGAGGATTTGGAAAAGTATAATGCCTTAAAGAACCTGTTTATCCCAACCAGTCAACTGCAGGCTTTTCAAAAAAATGTACAAGTAAAGGGAACAGTGGAAAACATTCGTTTTGAAGAAGCGAAAAAGTATTTCAAGAAAAAGGCGGTGAATAAATAATGGCATATAAGCATGGAGTCCATACAAGTGAAGTACCTACTTCCATCATTTCCCCGGTAGAAGCAACAGCTGGTTTACAAGTGGTAGTCGGTACAGCACCTATTAACCTGGCACAGACAACAGAATATGTGAACCAGCCATTACTTGCCTACAGTTATAACGAGGCAGTACAAGCATTAGGATATTCGGAAGATTGGGAAAACTATACGTTATGTGAAGCAATGGATGCAGCGTTTAGTTTATTTGGCGTGGCACCTGTTGTGTTGGTTAATGTATTAGACCCTGAAAAGCACTCGACAATCGTTGAACCTAGCGAAAAGGAGATTCTTAGTCAAAAAGTAACCATTGAAGAGGAAGGGGCCTTGTTAGATACCTTAACTGTTAAATTAACGGCAGCATCAGAAAGCAACTTGGTAAAAGATACGGATTACCTAACTTCCTTTGATGACAATGGACATACCATCATCACTGTAATTGACGGTGGGGGTATCCCATCTGAACAAAGAACTCTAGTAATCGGCTATACCAAATTGGATCCTGGCAAAGTAGACTATTCGGATATCATCGGTGGTGTGGATGTAAACACAGGCGATTCCACTGGATTGGAATTAATTAATACCGTGTTCCCGAAATTTGGCTTAGTACCAGGAACCATTATCGCACCGAAATACAGTAAAGATCCAATGGTCGAAGCAGTTATGAAAGCAAAAGCGGAAACGATCAATACGTATTTTAAAGCTACTGCCATTGTAGATGTAGACACTACAGCTGCCAATACGTATTCTAAAGTGTCGGAATGGAAGAATCAAAATAATTATACCGATCCTCTAGAGTTTGTGTGCTGGCCGAAAGTAGGACTAGGAGAAAAACAATACTATTTATCTACTCAATTAGCTAGTTTAATTAACCTTACTGACAGCCAATATGACGATACTCCATATAAAAGTCCATCCACTGAGTCGCTGCAAATGAATAAAGCGATCTTGGAAGATGGAAAGGAAGTGAACTTGGGACCTGATCAAGCGGCATACTTAAATGGACAAGGAATTGTCACAGCGTTGAATTTTATTGGTGGGTGGAAAGCCTGGGGAAATCGAACAGGTGCTTATCCTTCTATCACTGATGTGAAGGATTCCTTTATTCCGGTTCGTCGCATGCATAATTGGATTCAAAATACCATCATTCTCACCACATGGCAGAATGTAGATGATCCAACAAACCGGCGATTAATCGATACCGTTGCAGATAGTTTAACGATTTGGTTGAATGGCCTGACGGCAACCGGTGCATTACTGGGTGGACGAGTCGAGTTTCGAAAAGAAGAAAACCCTCAGACAGACTTATTAGATGGCATCGTGAAGTTTCATGTATTCGTTGCCTCACCAACACCAGGTAGAAGTTTAGAATTTATCGTGGAATTTGATGCGAATTATTACAATCGCCTATTCCCACAATAAGCAGGAGGTAAGATAATATGGGACAGAAGAATATACCGGAAAAGTTAAATGATTTTCGTGTTTATGTGAATGGTTCTACGGATTCTAAAGGGATTTCCGACCTTCAGCTACCACCACTAGAATCGATGACTGAAACTGTAAGTGGTGGTGGGATTGCCGGAGAGTATGAATCACCAAACATTGGTCATTTAGGATCTATGAAATTAACCATTAATTGGACAGTGTTAAATGATGACCTAACCGAATTTTTAAAACCACAAACCCTAATGATCGATTGTCGTTTAGCTAATCAAGAATACAATCCAACCAAAGGAAAACATGAGTTTGTACCAAATAAAGTGTTGGTTCGTGGTATTCCAACCAGTAACGACCCAGGAAAAGCAGAAAAAGGAACGCCGTATGAAGGTTCCTCAGAAGTAGAAGTGCTATATATGAAGTTGGAGCGAGATGGTAGAACCATTTTAGAATTTGACAAGATCAATTATATCTACAAAGTAGATGGTGTAGATTATATGGCTGATTTAAGAGAAGCACTAGGAATGTAATGGAGGGGTAAAAATGAAAATCACATTAGATAAACCATTGGAATTAGAAGGTAAGCAAATTAAAGAATTGAATTTAAAGTTGGATCAACTAACGGGATCCGATATTTTGAAAATAGACAACGAATTGAGACAGGATGGGGACATCAGAGGATTCGATAATATCAATAATCAAAAAATCCTTTTAACATTGGCTTCTAAATCATGTGGTATTCTTCCAGATGACTTAGAAAGATTATCCGTCCCTGATTTCTTGGAAGTTACTTTTACGGTGCGGAATTTTTTGATGGGATTGTTGGATCCAACGGAGGTAGCCGAGAATTCCGATCCATCCTCATCCAGCTAGCCATCAATACGTACACCAGTATTGATTATTGGGAGAAACAAACCATGGGCCAATTACAAGAATGGAAGGATACATTAGTGGAGGAGGCGAAGAAGGATGGCTAGAAAGACGTTTGAAATGAGTTTTCAAATTGGTGGAAAGCTAGCTAGTTCCTTCACTAACGCTTTCCAAGGAGTATCAAAAAACTTAGTAAACGTTCGAAACCAAGCCAGGCAAACACAACGGGATTTAGACCGGCTTAACAATGACTTTAAGCGTGGAAAAATCACGCAAGATCAGTACAGTGAAGCAACCGAACGTATGACTAGGGAGCTTACGAAATTGGAACAAGCTCAGAAGCGCGTGCAGAATTTTCGAACAGCCTTTAGTAATGGCTTGAATACTACGAAACAAGTTGCCAGTATTACAGCGCTAGGATCCACCGTTGCAGCCACTGCCATTGCCTTGGATTCGGTCAATCAGGCAGGTAGATTTGAACAACAAATGGCCAAAGTTGGGGTTATAGCCGGTGCTTCCTCTTCGGATTTACAACGATTGAATAATACAGCGTTAGAGCTAGGAGCTAGTACGTCTTTATCAGCCAGTCAAGTAGCCAGTGCCATGACTGAACTAGCTGCAAAAGGGATGGATACGAATAAAATCATTAACGCTATGCCTGGTATTCTATCAGCAGCTGAAGCGTCCGGAGAAGATTTGGCGATGACTTCTGATGTCGTTACCTCTGCGTTGAATGCCTTTGAATTAGGGGCAGAAAAAGCAAACCATGTGGCAGATGTTATGGCCATGAGTGCCAACAAAACAGCAGCGGGTGTAGAAGATTTAGGATATTCGTTTAAATATGCTGCACCAGTTGCTAATACGTTAGGCATTCGTATGGAGGAATTGGCATCTGCCACTGGTTTGATGGTAGATAGAGGGTTAGCTGGAGAGCAAGCGGGTACTTCTTTACGAATGGCGCTTATAAGATTGTCCGATCCACCAAAAGAAGCGCGTAAAGTATTGGATAAATTAAATTTGTCGGTGACTGATTCGGAAGGGAAATTTAAGAGTCTAGCTGAGTTGTCGGAAGAATGGAATAAGGCAACGAAAGATTTAACCGATACGCAAAAAGTACAATACGCTTCCACTGTATTTGGAACAGAGGCAGCTACCGGAATGATCAACTTGTTTGCTGCAGGTGCTGATAAAATTGATAATTTAACGACATCTTTAGAAACCTCAACAGGTGCAGCAAATGAGGCAGCTAAAGCCATGAAGGATAATTATGCAGGTTCATTGGAACAATTACAAGGTGCTTATGAATCAGCCCAAATTAAATTTATGACTCCTGTATTGCCGGTTTTGGAAGATACCTTTAAAGGATTAACCGGAATGATTGATGACAACATGGGGGGGATCGAAAAAGCTGGTGAAAAATTCGCAAGTGGCCTAAGAGACATCTTGGATCCTTTTGCGATGCAAAAACCAGAGTTTTCGAAAGAATTACAGTTATATCCCGAAGCCATGGCACAATATCAAAAAGACATGAAAAAATATAATCTATTTCAAGACATGGATTTTGGCGATAAAGTAGTGTATATGCTGGATGAAACCATGACGAAAGTAGAAGAATGGCTCAGTGGTTCTGGTGGAGAGAGCATGAATAAGATCTTTACCAAGTTAGGAGAAATAGCAGCCAAAGCATGGTACAAAGCATTTACAGGGGCAGTGGAAACTTCCATGGAGAATCTAGGAGAAGGGAATGTATTTTCTGCTTTAGGAACAGGCGCCTTGGCATATATGTTAGGTGGCGGAGCTTTAATAAAAGGTGGCATTGGCTTAGGGAGAGGCGCAATTAATCTAGGGAAAAAAGTTTTTAATAAGAGAGGCTCCAGTGCCAAAGAAATAACTTCTAATTCTTCCAACACGAAGAAAAAGAATAATAATTCATCTAACGATAACAAAAAAAAGAAAAACAAAAAGAAGCAAGCACAAAATACAAACACGCCTAATAACAATCGAACCAAAGCTTCCACTTCTTCATCTAAGAAAAACGGAATTGGCGGAGCCTTCAGTAAAGCTACAGGATTTTTAGGAAAAGGTGCTAAATTTGTTGGACAAAGGTTGTTACCAATAGCAGTCGCCACAACTGCATTAGATGCAGCAACGTCCGATGATAAACCTAAAGCTATAGCTTCAGGGGCTGGCGGAATTGCAGGTGGATTGGGTGGAGCTGCAGCAGGAGCTGCGGCAGGTTCGGTCGTCCCACTAATTGGTACGACTATTGGTGGTATTATTGGCGGTATTATTGGTTCTGTCGGTGGTAGTGTTGCAGGTGGAAAGGCAGTCGATGCCTCCAACCCAAAAGTAGCGAACTATGCTTCTCAAAGAGCGACCACTATCGCACAAAAAGAAATGCCGACTGGTAGGTTCTCTAATAGTTCTTCTAATAAAATAAATACAGAAGCTTCCAAAGTAAGCGAGGATACAAAGAAGCTGAAAGAATCTACTACTAAAGTAAACGACAGTTTAAAAGCTTTAGCTGAACAATCTAAGAATGCAGAAGGTTGGTTGGAGTCATTAAAAGGAATTAAGACTGCCGGCCAACAAGTGGAAGAAGCACTTCGAAATTTAAGCACACGCATTAATAACGTACAAGTCCCATCTTCGATTGGTGGTACACAGGGTTTAAATAAAAGGGTGAGTTATGATGGATAATTATATAACAAAGCAAGGAGACACCTGGGATAGAATTGCCTATGATGCATTAGGGAGCGAATATTTGCTCCCTTTGTTATTGGAAGTTAATAAAGGACACCGACAAACGGTAATCTTTTCTGGTGGAATCGAATTAAATATACCAGATATTGATACGACAACTTATACAGAACGGCCCGACTGGTTGGGTGAGGTGGATGAGGTATGACCAATAGTAGAAGAACTTACTTGGATATTACCTACAATAATCAAAACCTTTCTACTTACTTAGCTGGCCAAACAAAGCATTGGTCATTTACCGACAATTTAAGTGGTCAAATTGATGACTTACAATTAATTGTGGATGATGTTGAAACAGTTTGGTTGGATAGTTGGTTCCCATCTAAGGGATCCACCATTGTTGCAGCTATCACTAAGAATAACTGGACATCCGAAAAAGTGAAAACAAAAATTGGTCGCTTTGAAGTAGATGAAATTGATGCTAAAGGGCCACCAACAGATATGACAATCAAAGCTTTAGCAGTTCCGGAAAGGACCAGCATTCGAAGTGAGTATAAATCTAAAGCTTGGGAAAAAACCACTTTAAAAGTAGTCGCTAATGATATAGCGAAAGCTAATGGATTAAAGCTTTATTACCAGGCGAACGAAAATCCAAAGAAAGATCGGTATGAACAGGAGAGCGAAACGGACTTAGCTTTTTTATATCGATTATGTAATGATGAGGGATTGTGTTTAAAAATCTCGAACCTCTCTATTGTGATATTAGATGAGGCGGATTATGAAAGAAAACCAACAGTCGAAGCCATCTATCGGGATAATAGTGGGGACAGTACTATTGAGGTAAAAAACTGGTCAGCCAGAACTACCTTAACAGGTACCTATAAAGACTGCAGAGTAGAAACAATGGATTCGAATAAAAAGAAAGCTATTAAAGCAACATTTACTCCACCGAAAGCGCCGAAAGTTGGGCGGACTCTAGTTGTGAAGCAAGATGTGAAATCAGTTGGAGAAGCACAACGGTTGGCCAAGAATAAACTTCGGGAAGCAAATAAAGATGCCACTACACTTTTGTTGGAAGTATTGAGTGAAAAACACTTAGATGCAGGAATGACCGTAGACTTAAAAAAATTTGGTTGGTTTGATGGAAAGTATATCATAACCCAGGTGGTCCACTCTCCGGAGTTTGTTACATTACAAGTGCGGAAATGCTTGGAGGGTTACTAATGATTAGAGTCGGTATTGTGAGGTCCATCGATGAGATAAGGGCAGTCGCAAGAGTAGAATTCCCTGATACGAGTGTTGTATCGGCTGAATATCAAATTCTTGTGAGAGGCTCGTTGAAAAATAAAGATTACTGGCTGCCTAGTATTGAAGAGGAAGTGCTATGTGTTTTAACAGAACAGAAGCAGGGATTTATTATTGGAGCATTATATTCGGATGGTGATACTCCACCGGTTCAAAGTCGAACGAAAAGACATATGAAATTTGAGGATGGGACTACATTGGATTATGACACATCTAACAGTACGTTGACCATTCAGGCAGTAGGCCCGATTAATATAAAGGCTAGTGGAGATATCAATGTGCAGGGGGATGTTGTGGCAGATGGGATTAGTTTGAAATATCACACCCATGATGAAACAAGTACTGTCACATCTAAACCGAATGGAGGTGGCTGATTATGGCGAAAATCGGAACGTATGGCGAAATTGTATTTGAAGTATCAGATAAACGGGTACAAACGTTTCGAAACTTGGAAAGAAGTGGATCCGGTAGATGGTCAGATCACGAAGTAAGTTTGAAAAAGCCTAAATCAGAATTCACAGGACCAGGATTAGAAGAACTCAATTTTCAAATTTTATTAAAAGCTGAACTAGGGGTCAATCCATCAAAGCAATTAGAAATATTGAGAGTCATGCGTGATACTGGACAAGTTGCTCCTTTTATCCTTGGAGGTCGCCCTATCTCTGTTAATCATTGGTCCCTGCCATATTTTACAGAATCTTACCGTTCCATTGATCCGTTTGGAAACATTTTAATTGCAGAAGTGAACATAAATCTTAAGGAGTATCGATTGTAAAGAAGGTGAAGCAAATGCCTTATGAAGTGAAGAAATTAAAAGAAGTGAATTTTGGAGCTACGGGTATCCAAGAGATTTTACAAAATGTGGGGTTTATTCTAAGGACGGTAAAATACAGCTGTCCCATGGATCGAGATTTTGGGTGGGTGCCAGATCTTGATGCCCCTATACAAAGGGCAAGAGCTGTGAATATCGCGAGAATTACTCAAGCAATCCACAACTATGAACCAAGAGCGATCGTGGAGGAAGTAAAGATAGAAGGTGATTTTCTTAACGGTGAATTAGAGCCAATAGTGAGGGTGAGAATAGATGAATCGATTTAATTTACCTGATGTTCAATTTCTCCAAAAGGAACCGGAACAAATAGAGCAAGATATTTTAGCTTCCATTGAAAAGGAAACAGGAATGACATTTACAAATGCAGATCCACGAAGGAAGTTCGCTCAATCATTAGTTCCTTATATTGTACAGGAAAGAAACAATTTAGATTATGCATTAAAGCAAAATTTATTAGCTTATGCGGTAGGTGATCATCTCGATCACAAAGGTGAGGATTATAATACACCAAGATTGGAAGCGAAAGCAGCAATTACAACGATGGAATTTACTCTGGAAGAGGAAAGAGTGTCAAGCTTATTAATTGAAGCGGGTACTCTTTTTTTAGTTGGGACAGATACCTACTTTGAAACAGAAAAAACGATTGTTGTCCCTGTTGGTCAGCACATTGCAGAAGTAAAAGCATTATGTACTGAAGTGGGGACAATAGGAAATGGATATTTACCTGGAGAAATTACGAACTTGGTTCGCCCATTGCCATGGGTGAAAGGTGTGAAAAACATTTCTATATCCAGTGGGGGAGTAGATAAAGAAGCAAATGACCCTTATGCAGAAAGGATACGAATTGCTCCAGAATCGTTCTCTGTTGCAGGGCCCGAAGGTGCCTATGAATATTGGTCAAAAACAGCGAGTCAAGCAATAGTTGATGTGGATGTGGATAGTCCAATTGAAGGAACAATTGATATACGTGTGCTGCTTCAAAATGGAGAACTACCATCACAAGAAATATTAGATAAAGTACTTGAGATATGCTCAGATAAATCCATTCGTCCTTTAACTGACCAAGTCACTGTTGGTGCGCCAACACAAGTTTTATATGATGTTGATGTTCAATATTGGGTTTTACAATCAAAAGCTTCCGTTCTTTCTACCACTCAAAAAAACATTGAGAGGGCATATGAAAATTATTTAATTTGGCAAAAAGAAAAGATGGGTAGAGATATCGATTTATCGGAACTAATTGCAAGAATGAAAAAAGCTGGAGCTTATCGAGTGGCAGTTAATTCTACTATGTATCTTCAGGTTGATAAAAATCAAGTAGCGAAGGAGAATTTAACCAATATAGCTTTCGGAGGTTTAGTGGATGAATAGTTTACAAGATAATATTGTAGCTAAACTCCTTCCCTCCAGTCTTCAATCAGATCCGTTTGTTGTTGCACTTGCCAATGCCTTAGAGAAAGAATTCAAGGAAGCCTACAGGGAAGCAGAATCTCTATCTAATTTAAGTGATGTGAGTAACCTTCCTGAACACTTGCTAGATTTTTTAGCATATCAAAGACATGTCGATTTCTATGAAAACACTTTGCCTTTAGATCAAAAAAGAAAACTAATCGAACAGGCAACTCAGTGGCATCGAAAAAAAGGAACACCAATGGCTGTAGAGAATGTGGTGTCCATTATCTTTGATGATGCAAAAGTAACAGAATGGTTTAAATATGGAGGTAGACCTTATTTTTTTAAAATTGAATTAAATCATCACACCATTCTAAATAATGATTTATCAAGATTACGGGAAATGGTTGAAGCGACCAAAAATAAACGGTCTAAATTAGAAAGTGTTGAGATCATAACAAAGGAATCCCTAGTATTGAATACTCATCTCTATAATTTTCCGATTGAGTACAGGATATGTAACAAGTTCCAAACGGCAAATAAACCCGGTGCTTTAGCAAATACTTCCGTACAGGTTGATAACCAATCCTATGGATTCGATGTCTATTATCCTATTTGTAATACTTTCAACACATCGCAGATCAGTGTTGAAGAAGAACAGATAAATGTGATGTTAGCGGAAGAATATCAAAATAATGATGTGCTATATAAACGTGTTGGTGAGGTTTATGTAGGAGAGGGGGAAATCTAATGACGGTTGTCCAACCAATCTTTATAGAAAAAACGATTAACTATTGGAATGAATTAATTAAACGCGGAAAAGTAAAATTAAATGGTCAATATGTAAATTACGATATATTCAGAACAATTCAAGAAGGTAACGAACTTCGGAAATATCTTTACCTGGAAACTGAAACAGGACATGTGGAAGAGGCACAATTATTAACAAGTATGAATGAAGTGCTAGCAATAAAACCATATAAGATTGATAAAGCGGAAGATGGATTAGTTTTAGTTTTTGCATTTGAATTGACAATCAACGAAAAGGGAGTTGATGTCTTATGAGGGAATTCCTCCATGATATGATTCACATGACAGAAGGGGAAAAGTTCTTTCATTATTGGTGGTTATGGTTAATCATTATTACTGTATTAATAGGTATTCAGTTGACGGTATCAAGGAATGATAAGAAATGACATATCAACCTACCGAGTGGAAGAATAGAGTTACAGACAGTGAAGGGAATATATTACAAGAAGGTACACCTATTCATGCAGATAATATGAATAAGATTGAGGGAGAACTCACTAGGTTATCAGAAGAATCAGAAAACATATCTCAACATAGCAATCAATTAGTTTCTATCGGTGAAGAATTAGAAAACCATGAATTAAGGATTTCCTCCAATAAAGAATCAGTTGATGGCCATGAGTTACGTATTACTTCCACTGAAGATACATTAACTGCTCATAATAATAAGTTATTAGATCTTGAAGGAGATATACAAGGTTTAAATAATGAAAAAGGCCAACCAAATGGTATTGCAACACTAAATAGTAGTGGTATTATCCATGGTAGTCAGTTACCTACAAATTTAAAGGAAATAAAAATAGCAGCAGATATTACAGCGCGGGATGCCTTAGATAAATTCGAGGGATTACGTGTTATGGTTATTGATGCAAGCGCTGATTCAACTGTTAATAGTGGATGGGCAGAATATGTATATGATGGTACAAACTTTATTAAAACATCTGAGGCAGAAGGTGTAGATTTAGTTATTGATTGGTCTGATGTTGTCAATAAACCTAGTAAATATCCACCTCAGACTCATTCCCACACAGAAAGTGATATTGAAGATTTAGATAAATATACAAAGGAAGAAGTAGAAAATAAACTTTCTGGCAAATCTAATACTGGCCATAAACATGTGGAAGATGATATTACAGACTTGGATAAGTATACGAAGGAACAAGTAGATACTAAACTAAGAGGAAAAAGTAATACAGGACATACTCACACTGAGTCAGATATAACGGATTTAGATAAGTATACGAAAAACGAAATTGACACTCTGCTTTCAACCCATACTCATAATTTTATACCAGGGGAAGATACGAGAGATGTAGATTATACTCCATTAGAATATATGGAAATGTCTGAAGTATCAACATCATTGCAAGTTGAGTTTAAAAGGACCAGCATTATCCATGTAGATGATTTTGTAAGTGGAACCTATTGTTTCCTTGAAACATACACCCCTTGGAAAGATGGTTCAGGTGGCTATCCGAGACAAATTGTATACGGAACAAATGGTATTTTATATAGGGTAGGTACAAGTAATGCGGAGTGGGGAAATTGGAGGAAAATATCATACTTTAGTGGTTCTTATAATCATTTAACTAATGTGCCTGCTAATTTTCCGCCTTCCCAACATGACCATTATCCTACTGATATATTACAAAATTCTACACATCGTTTTGTAACAGATGCTGAAAAATTAAAATGGAATAATAAATCAGAATTTAGCGGTAAATATAGTGAATTAACAGGCAAGCCTACCATCCCGCATAATACTAGTGACTTAGCAAATGATAGTAATTTTATATCATCTAACGCTGGTAAAATTCATGTATCTTACAGCGAATCTGATATTCCTTCAGTGTCTCCAAATGATATAGTATTTAAGGTGATTTGATATGAAAAATATGCAAATAGGTGATAATTATTTAAATTTTGATGGTGATGGCGATTATATTGAAACTGATCCATATGGAGAGTTAAACGAGGTAACATTTGAGATAGAATGTTTTGTAAATGACTTTAATGCTCATTCAGCGCCAATTGGCAATTTTAATCATAGTCTAAATAAAGGTTTGAATATAGTACCCTACCAAGCTACTAGGCTTCAAATATATCATGGCGATGGGGTACTTGAATACAGTGGGACAAATTCAATGACTTATATATATACTGATGTTCCTAAAAAAAAATGGTTTCATTTAGCTATTTCATATAAAAACAATACTATTACAATATTTAAAAATGGAGAAGTAATTGAAGTTTTAAATAAAGGTGTAGACTTATCTAATTTGCCTGTTATTATGGGGAAATGGGCATCTTCATATGGTAGTTACTTTTTTAATGGTTATTTAACCAACACTAGAATGTGGGATGTCGCTAGGACTAAACAAGAAATACAAGAAACCATGTGGAAAAGATTAAGTGGTAGTGAAACTAATTTAATAGGTAATTGGCTAATGAATGAGGGCGCTGGCGAAGTAATCAATGATAATACTACAAACCATAAAACTGGTACGCTTCATGGTCCCACATGGAAAACGTCACAACTGGATGAAATCTTAATATGGGGTGGAAATAAGTATCGCAAAGTTAGAGGTTTTATTGTTAACTCTGCAGGAGAATTGGTGGAGTTTTATCGGCCGGTAACCAATCATACTAATTTTACTACCCATAGCGGTATGGCTTTACATGCCACCCAAACATTAACTAAATCTGAAGTCAATACAGGTTCTACTGTTCTATCAGTTGCAAATGCAGCTGGTTTTTTTATTGGTCAAGAAATAACGATTAACGATGGAACCAACACAGAGCAAGTGGCGGTAACAGCTATAAACGGCAATGATTTAACGATCACACCTTTACAGAATGCATATAAAAGAAATGCCATTGTGGGGCGATCAATTGCAGAAGTAAATGACAAACTAACCTTTAGATCAAGAATAACTTACAGTGTATCAATAAATTAAAAGGAGTGGTGCAATTGGCTACATTGAATAGAAATCCTTATATCAGGACGAACTGGCGTGATCACATTGTGGATGTTGAAAATGGACAGACGATCCAAGAGGGAACACGTTTTACTGCTGGTCGTGCAAACAATTTAGAAGAAGGTATTTACAACGCTTATAACTGGCTTGTTATCTATGCTAATGACTTAGAACGTATGCGTGTTGAATTAGAAATGGTAGGGCGATCACCTATTAACAACGGTATATTTTATGATGCGTTAGATGGTGATGGAAAAGCATTGAAAATGGTTATAGATACTGCGGTTGCACAAAATGCTTATTCGGCTGGTACAACCAATATAGAACTAGATAACGTTCCATTTAATGTAGGTGAATATGTAACAATCTTTGATGATGAACAACAGGAAAGTATAGAGGTCACATCAGTAGGTGAAGATACCATAACTGTTTCATCTTTAGCAAATAGTTATAAAAAAGGTGCTTTTGTTTCTAGGTCTAATTCTTTTATTGATACTAATATTGAAGAATTAGGATATGGAAATTGGTCAACTTATACTTTAGAAATTAATGAGGTGGTTTAATGAGTACAGTAGTAGCACAACCGTATAGCACGGCAGGAAATGGCGGTAGGAAGTTAGTTAGTTTGAGTAACGGGTGGTTGGTTGCAGTTGTAGAATATGATAACTATTATTCTAAAGCTTACATTTCAAAAGATAACGGTGCAACATGGGAGTTCTATGGCGACGTAGAGGAGTCTCTATCAGAAGTATCAGTTGCTTCAAACGGAACTATGGTTTATATATTTGGAACTCGTTATAAAGGAAACTTTAGAATCCACAGATTTGATGCAACAAGTGCTCCATCTGTAATTCCATCGATAAGTGTAATTGGCAATAATGTCGTTGAAACAGGCGCCACTTCCTTAGCCATCGACCCAACAAACGGTCACTTACATGCAGCGTTGTCGACTAAGAACGTAACATATCCAAACTCGTTTAATATTCTATATTCAAAGAGTACTGATGGTGGAAGTACATGGAGCGCGGTCGAGCAGGTTACAACATTGAATATGACAGGTGGTTATAATTTTAATTCTCCATCATTAGTTATTCGAAGTGGGTATCCGTATATTTTAGTAGACTTAAATGATGGCGCAAGTGATAGCGACATTTTCGTTTTTACAAAAGCATTTACAACAAAACTTAACCGATACACGAAATCAGACTGGGGTAATACAAGGGTTTATCAAGGGGATTTCGACCAATCTACCCCATCAGCAGTAGTTGATAAAGATGGCGTTATACATGTTGCATGGAGAGGGAGGGGAAGAACATGGGTAATAATGTATTCAAAATCAATAGATGGTGGAATTACTTGGAGCAGCGAAAGAATTATCAGTGAAAATTTAGACAACACTTCCTCTGTACCTAGTATTACCGTAGACAAAGAAAATAACTTATTTGTACTTTATGACCATTACCGATCAGGCAGAGATACGTATTTAGTTAAATCAATCGATTCAGGGAATAACTGGAGTAACCCAGTGAATTTAGTTGATGGCGGATATAATTCTTCAACTCTTTATGATCCGACATTTAGTGGAGTATTTGGTGATAGACCCCCACTCATTTATCAGACATATATGAGAGTTGAATATATTGGAACATACACAACTAACAACGTTCCGACACTAACATTAAATACAACAGACAACAGAACATTATATGAAAGCGACACTTTTACAATTGGCGGAAGTGCACAAGATGTAGATAGTGGAAATGTAGCAACAGTTAAATATCAAATTAATAGTGGTGAAGTTCGTGCCATCACAGTAAAAATATCAGATGGAGCAACTTTTCCTTTTAATCGGGTATTAACATTTAAACAAGGAAAGCTATATAACGGTGATACGGCCGTAACAAATAATTTAGCAGAAGGTAGCCAACACGTATTAAAGGTATGGGTAGAAGATGATCAAGGCGGAAAATCAGAAGAAGAAGTACGAAGCTTTTATGTAGTACCAAACCGACCAGCTACTTTAACTATAGATAATTTCAGTACACGAACTGATTTAATCGATAGTGATGCAGTCACCATCAGCGGTAGTGTTTCTGATCCAGATAACAACAATGTAATCGTAAAATATAAGATTGAAAATGGCTCGTTTACCGAAGTATATAACGGTAGTAGCGGGTCATTTTCTTTTCAAATAACATTGGAACAATTAAATGTAGGAGATAACTCCATTACTGTACAGGCAGTAGATAGTTACGGATCAATAACCAGTAAAACATTAGCGGTCACGAAAAATGAAAACAATCAACCACTTCTTACATCTGTAGCTAGATATAAATTAACGCCTCCCAATGGCACGGCTTCTGGTGCTGTTCTTTGGATCCAACGTGAAACTGGGGATTTAGTTGTAGATGCAGAAATTCACATGGGGATGAATGGAGATCCGGAAAGTTACCAGCCAATGACATTAGAAAGCACAGCATTTGTAACTGATGGAATAGAGGAAGATGAATTCACTTTTGATAATGGTGGAGTGGAAGCAGAAAATATCATTTTAAAGCTGACTATGACCAGAACTAGCGTGACGAGTGATAAGGGAATAAAACAAATAAGTGGGGTGCTTAGCTAATGGGTGTTCCTGTTGTACGTAGAAAAAGATTAGACGATGGATCTTTTGGCCCTCTTGAAAAGGTTATGGGAGAAGAGACAGACCAAGAGAAAATAGAACGATTAGAGTCAGAAAATACGAATCTCATGCTTGCTTTAACTGATCAATACGAGAAGAATTTACAACTAGAAAAGGATAATACAAATACAATGTTAGCCTTAACAGATCTTTACGAACAAATGATGGGAGGTAGTAATTAATGGATAAGATCTATGCTGCATTAATCAAGAAAGAACTAAAAACAATCGATGATGTACCTAGCAATTTAAGAGAAAAAGTGCAGGCGATCCTAGATGATCAATCTAATTAAGCGAATTTATTACGCTTTTTTACTTGGAAGGGGGGTGCGAGACATGGACGTAATTTATGCTACATTAATTGTACGTGGCTATAAAACTTATTCTGATGTACCAAGTTTAATCCAGCCACAAGTTGCTGAAGTTTTAACAGAATTAGGACAAGAAGAATTAATCACAGAAGAAGCACCTAACTAATTAGGTGTATTTTTTATGTCAAAAACCGGGGGGTATATGATGACGGTCGAACTAGGAATATTATTATCCGTTGCATCGGTTATTATCGCTGTGTTGGGTTATCAATTAAAAAAGCAAGCACAGCAAACTCAGCACCAAGAAAATTTAAAGAATGATGCAACTAGGGAAGCAGTAATCGAAACTAAGCTAGATAATATAAATACAGGAGTCGAGAATATTCGTATAGATTTACGTGCGAATGAACGTCAAATTGGTGCAATGAATGAGCGTGTCACAAGGGTAGAGGAAAGTACCAAGCAAGCACATAAAAGATTAGATTCAATCAGTCCAGAAAAGGGCTGATTTTTATCTAAAGGAGGAATTTAATTATGGAAGAAGTAATGATTTTTGCAACTGTTATTTTACCAATTGTCACAGCTTTAATGGAGGGTGTTAAACGCTCTGTAGACTTCCCAAAAAACATTGTTCCATTGGTTAGTCTTGTTGTAGGTTTATTAATCGGTGCAGCAGCTGAACCATTTACTGATCTTGATCTAGTTTTGAGGTTATGGGCAGGTGGTTTTGCTGGATTAGCTGCAACTGGATTATTTGAACTTACATTTAATAAGAGGATAGGATCAACAAAAGAAGGTGGTCAGTAATGACTCTGATAAAGAATAAATATACAATCGAAAGAAATTACGTTACCAATAGCAAAGCTAGAAGCGGATTGCCGATAAATAAAGTGAAATTTCTAGTTGCACATGAAACAGCCAATAATACTGCAGATGCTGATGCGCATTGTAGATACTTCCAAGGTATTCAAATATCAGCTTCAGCACACACCTTTATTGATGATGGCAAAATATTAGAGATTATTCCTTTATGGGAAAAAGCTTGGCATGTTCAGTATGCTAAACCTATTGATAACCAGTTGTATGGTGATGATGCAAATGATTGTGCCATTGGTACAGAGTTATGTCGGACAGGCGATTTTAAACAGGCTTATGATCGATACGTTTGGTACCATGCTTACCTATGCCGGAAATATGGTTTAAACCCAAGAAAAGAAATTATCTCTCACAGAGCCTTGGATCCACAACGCAGAAATGATCCACACAGTTGGTTAGAGCCAAATGGTGTCACCTGGGATCAATTTATTAATGATGTAGATAAGTATTATAAAGATTGGAATAAAGAGGAGGGGTTAAGCGTGAGCGCTGAAAAGAAATTACAAAAGGAAATAGATGAATTAAAGCATGAAATGAAAAGGTTATTAGAACAGAAGCTGGATAAACCATCTGTATCTGATCAACCTTCAGAGTGGGCTGCAGACGTATGGAAACAACAAGTAATGCAGGGTTATTTTGATGGTTCAAATCCTAAAATGCCATTAACCAGGGAACAAGCTGCTGAAGTGTTAGACCGTTTTGCTGATAAAATTCGCGAGTATGAAGTGGATCCACTCAAGAAGCGAGTCGCGGAATTAGAAAAGCAAGTAACTGAATCAAGTAAATAGATACTTTTTAGTATTTAACTTACACAAAAATGATCCTTCTATATATACTAAATATGGGTTCGCCATAACTTTAAGAAAACAACCTTTACCTTCTTAACTTCTCCTACCTAATTGAGCTGTTTAAGTAAAGGTTGTTTTTGTTTTTTATCAATTAATAAAGGATATATGGAAAGTTAGGTCGAATATACTATTAATAAGTAGTTGAGGGAGGAATCTAAATGAACATATCAACAGAAAGATTTGATTTAGAAACCACATTTGATCCCACCATGAATCAACTTATTATTAATGTCTATGATAAGCTTAATGATCGAACCGGTTCTTTCTATGAAAAAGAAGTAACCAATATACCTGACAAGCTTATTGAAATGAAAATTTTTATTATACATAATTGGTCACACATAAAAAATAGGCATTTATATAGGCTTTAGCTTACCCAAGAAAACGATTAATCGAGTATAATGTATGGATCATATTAAAGAAAACAGCCTTTACCCTTCTGAGCTTCTCCTTTTCACCTAATTGTGCGGTTCTATTTGAAGGCTGTTTTCGATTTTTGTAACAAAGGGACACCAGCCATAGTGTCCCTATTATAAACTTTCTTCCCTTTCTTTCAGCAACTGTCTTAATTCCTCTATATCTTCCTGTGTGGCTTGCTTTTTCACAAATGATCTAGCTGTAGACCTATTACGCAAGTATCTTGCTCTTTCTCTGTTCTTCTCTTGCCACTTTTTATTAGCTTCTGTTTGTGTCTTTTTTTCCATAACTATCACGTTCTTTCTTAAGTTTATTAACTTTTTTCGTCCAGTAAATTTTTCTTATATAAACAGCAACTAAAACAACCAACAATACTACAAGTATGCTCATTATAATTTCCATACATTCTGTGGTATACTTAGTGTTGAGAGGGGGATTAACCACCCCTTCTCAACTTTCTTATTTCTAGCCGTAACTTTTCAGCTTCTTGTTTCGCCTTCGATCCATCGTGCCAGAGTTTTCGAAGTGTTACAAGACTGGTAAGTGCGGCTATTGTTATAGCTAAGTATTCCACTTTGTTCACCTCCTTTCTATACTTTTATTATACTATCGATAGTATATAAAGTCAATAGTTTATGGTAATTAATTTAATATTTTCCAACAAAAAAGGACCACAAAATTGTGATCCACATAAATAAAATCATTTTTAATGGAAATAATAATTAGAGCAGAGCCAACTGTCTGCATAGTGCTCCACACCCATCATCTGAGAAGGTGATGGGTTTTGTTTATTTCGGCAGTTAATTCACATTTCTTCCCCTTGATTCATCCACTCATTAAGTATATTTTCCACTTTCTTACGAATAGCAGGATTAAAATAATTCCTCTCTTCTTGTTTTCCTTTGGTTGCAAAGAGATAAGAGGTGAATGAATCTTGCTTTTCATTAAGTGTTACGGTGATCTTTTTTTGATGCATTGTATTCTTTAGTTTCTTGCGCTCAGCAGTGCCGACCTTTTTCAATTTATTTAATAAAGCGATATACGGCTCAGTTATTTTAAATGGTGATGCTTGTTTCAACACATTTAAATCACGCTCAATCGTTCTTAACGTCATATCAACAAACAAATATCTTGAAGCAATCTCCCAATCCTGCTGATCTAAATACCTCAT